CTTGATCTGGAGTCTTGTTGATCCACTCAGTAGACGACCCAGTCCCATCATTAGGGATAGTAGTGATAGACACGTTAGGGTGGTTAAGGAAACCTAGGAAACCAGCACCAGAGTCTCCGAAAAATGCTAAGTTATTTTCCTTAGACATTTGAGCTCTACGAGCAGCTCTAGATTTCTTTTGGTTAATATTTCTACCAGTTTTAGCAGCGGCTCTAATCTCTTGAACAGAGAAACCATAGCTATCACCAATAGATTTAACCTTTTGGCTAAACTCACGTCCAAGGATATCTACACGAGGTAGGTCCGCAGCGTAATTTGAGATAAGTTTAGCGAAACCTGTTTGCTCAAACTGTTGATAAGTAATGGCCTCAGCTTCAGATCCGGCCTCGAAACTAACTGGAATAACGACACGGGCTTTCAGCTCAGGAAAAACAATGTCGTGTGTTTTGGCTTTGATATGCTCAAGTTCACGGAGGAAAAACGCTGTCTCGTCGGCGTCCTGGCGGCTCTGCATATCGAGGTTTTTAAATGTTTTCACGCTCTACCCCCTTATAGCGATAGATCAAGGATAGCGATATCGCCAGCCTGACCTGAGTTAATGATTCTAACACCACTCACTGGGGCAGTTTCTCCACCTACGTTACCAACGCGGGCAGCTCCTAACTGTCCAGACCCAGCATAACGAACCTCTACGGCGTCGTCTGGAGTGAAAGCAGTTTCCATTTTTACGGCCACACGACCTTTTCCTAAAACAGAAACCATGTCTTTTTCTGCATACTCAGCAGCAACGGTTAAGCCAGCGGCTAGTCCATTTACTTGCGTGTGAGTTCTCAGAGCTACACCTCTAACGGCTTTAGCTCCTAAATCTCCAGCAGATCCAGGTAGTTTAACTTGGCCATCTTTATTGGTTCCAAGTGATACAAAAACACCAAAAGGGATCGAGCTCCCCTCGGCGAGATAACTAAGAACGTCGTCGTTTCCTAGGTCTACTTTTTGACCTTCGACTAGTCCTTTTTGCTCGTTTACGGCTGTTTGCATAGTTGCCTCCTTAAGCCTTAGGGTTATGAGTTACGAGATTTCCCGATAGGTTCCTGCCAAGCGTTTTGGATTTTTTCCTGTCTGTCCTGACGTTTCTTTTCGAGATCGCCCTCGTCTTTTTTATCTTTACGACCAGCTTGGAAAGCTTTCCCAGCGTCGTTATTTTCCTCGCTCGACTTATCAAGGCTTTCAGCCAAGTGGTCGAAACGAGCATTAACGTATGCGCTAGACTTATCAGCTAGGTCCGCCTCTGGAAATTCGGTCTTAATAACCATTCTTTTAATTTCCTGAGTGTCGTCGATAGAATCGATTTTCTTAACGCTTTCCTCGTCTAGAACTCGCTCCGCTACTTTTTCAACGAATTTACGCTCTTTAACCAGCTTTAGGATATCAGCGTCGTTTCTCTGACCTTTGGCTTTTTCTAGATCGGCTGTTAGTCCGTCTACTTTGGCCTCTAGTGAGTCGGCTTTTTCCTCAGCGGATTTTTTCTCGCCCTCCATGTCGGATTTTTCTTTTTTCATTCCCTCCATGTCAGACTTCATTTTCTCAAGTTCTGAGTCTTTTTCTTTTAACATTCCTTGGATGGCGTCCTTGGCCTCTTTTGAAACCTCGTACTCCTTATCCCCGATTTTAATTTTTTCCATAGCTAAATCCTCCTTAAATGGTTTACAGCTATCGTTATCGTTAACCATAACGGCGTCCTCGGAGTCTAGACGGAGTCGCACCTCGGAGCCTGCCCTGCCTTTATCGACTAGAGCTAAATGATTAGGTGTAATATTTCGCTGGATAACATCATAAACGAGACCATTATAGTCTCCTGGGGTTTCATCGATGGCCACATCGTAACCTAGAGAAACCTCCACTTTTCCGTCCTGAATATCCCTTATGGCCTGAGCGTCTGCAATAGTTACAAAACCTCTCTGATAACTAACCCCCTCGCCATCTATGCGGTCGACCTGGTCGCTACCATAACCGACAGCGAGATCCTTAAAATTTTCTGGAGTCACATCACTAGACGGGTGGTTATTAGTTACAGGGATACCTCGGAGTCCGGCCATGGTCTCCTCGCGAAAAACCTCCTCTGGAGGTCGAAACTCTTTAACGATAGAGCCGTCAGCTTTCCGATAAATCTGGACGCCAGTACGACCCATAAAAACAGGAAACCGCAAAAAGCCTTGCGCGGTCGTCTCCATTCCGTCGAGTTTTAAAAAGTCAGTCCTTTGAGCTTTCACGGTTTTATTATACCCTCAGCATTAAATAAATCAATCGTTAGAGGTCCTCAAAAAATGGCTCTGCCCAGCAGCGACAGTTAAAATCCTCTCCTGGATTTAACCCACCTCTAGGCTTTGATTTTCCACTTTCCGACTTAGTCCCTGTCCAGGTAAAAATCTCACCCTCTAACTGGTGACTATCTCGGACCCTCTCGTCTCGCGAGGTTCTCCAGATATATTTTTTAACTCCGACGGTTTCCTGTCTCTGTCTATTCAGGTCGCCATTAAGTTTGTTTATCTGATCTCGCGCTATAAGTTTAGCTCTGGTCTCGGCCTTTGCAAACACCGATTTAAACCCCTCTTTATCTTTTACTCTCCCCAGGATTTTCTGGGCTATTTGAGGAGCTCGTGTCCCTTTTCTTAAACCCCGTGTTATTTCTGTCTGGATACCTGACATAACATTATCCGAAATATTGATAATCAGCTCGGCGTTATCCTCTGCAAAAATATTTAACATTTCAGTGATAAAGGGGTCGTCCATGGCCAGATCAATCCCGACCAATGCTTTATAAGTCTTATTTAACTTATCCTTATTAAATCGGTCGACCGTTCCGGCTGCCTCTCTCGCCTGTTTTGAAATTTCATCACGAGAATAAAGGCCCTCTAAACCTGACCTAGTGGCCTGGACGAGCGACCTAACTTTCGTAAAAACTGACTGATCGAGTCGAGCGTGATCCTGCTTTCCTTTCGCGATATCAGCCTCGGCGACTAAAGCAGGTAACTGGGAAACGATATTAACCTTAACAATTTTTTTAAACTCTTTAATGATTCTAGTGAGTCTTTTTTGATACTGCTTTTCCAGAGCTCTGGGCTCAATACTCCTAACAGCAGGCTTTCCCCGCTGTTTTCTAGGTTTTCTACCTTGCTGTCGATTAAGGTCGACGATATTCTCTACTAAAGTTTTAGCTCCGAAATTATCACTCCTCGACATCGTCCGACTCCATTGGATCTCGGAGAGTTGGATCCTCTAAGTCTGGATCAAAATCGTCCCCGTCCTTTTCGATAGTGGTTTCGATAGTGTACTCCTCACCACCGAAACGAGAATCTCTAACCTCGTCTGGAGTTAATACCTGATCGGCTATATATTTCGAGTCCGTATCGGCCTGCTTATTTCTAAGCTCTGCTTTTTCCATTTCAGTAGGCTCGAAAACGTCGTTAAATTCAAAAGAAAAGGACTCTAACTGCTGTCCCCTAGTTGGTCCCCGACGCTGGGCCATTATAACTCTGTAAATCTGCGTTAATGGTTTTTTAATGTGCTTTTGTTGAAATCCTGAAATAAGGCTATTTATCTGCTTTCGCTCAGATTCTCCACCTCCGCCGAGTGTCCCAGTCGCCCCCTCTCCTAGAATCATAGTATGAGGCAAACCAGTGGCGGCGACTAATCTATGGTTAATCTTATCCAGTAGATTCTCTACCCCGTTTAAGGTAGTGGCGAGGTTTTCCATACTCTCCTCGTCGTCGAGCACGACAGCACCTAAAACGGATTTAGATAGATTCATCGTCTCGATTCTATTTCTCAGGACGTCAGCGTTTCCACTAGCAACGATATCGGCTAGACCTTTAATTTTGATAATGGCCTGACGAAAATCCTGCATGATCGTAGCACTAGAGTCATGTGATAAATTAAAGTTTCTCAGTACGTTATAAAGACGAGTTAAAACTGAGTCTCCCCAGTAATTATTTCTCTCGAAAAGCTGTCTCGGTAAACGAGGGCCATCAAAACGAGCGATCCTGGTCCAGTGGACTATTTTGGATCCTGACCCCACGGCTCCACGGGCTCCAATTTGATAGAGACGAGGTAGCATAAAATTAGGACTCTCTAGATTATAGTCGATCTCAAAACTATGCAGTTCCCACCTCTGGAGGACGGCTAAGTTTCTAATTTTCCTAACGGAGTTTAAATCCAATGGCTCTGATAAATCTTTTCCGTCGTCGACAGCGATAAAAATCCCAGCCCCACCATAAAGCCTAGACCACTCGAAAGCCTCAAAAACTCGCTCCTGGAGAAAAAGCCTCTCCTCCTCGTCCTTTAGGTCGTCCTCCATTTCGGAGCCGCCCTCTTCGATAGAGACGTCTAATTTAACCCAGTTTTTAGTGGCCAGATCGGCGGGCTCGGTAACTACTCGACCAGCGATATCGTCAGCACCGAAAAGCTGCTCCACCTCTGGCTCTGTTAAATTTCTATAAGAGACTCCAGCCCCTAGACGTTTATCTTTTCCAGAAACACCTAGACCTGTGCTTTTGTTATGCCATCCCCCAGGGTTAATTTCCGCTAAAAGGTGAGACATTGAGTCGAAAAGTTTGGCTGTGTTTACAGGAGTAGAGTTATCCTGTTTTTTGGTCTTATCCATGGCCGTGGCCTCCTTAAATATTTAGTCCATTCCATTTAACTATAACTGGGCGAGCTTGAAAATAGACGATCGGGTTTTCCCGTCGAGCCAGTTTAAAGCCTGACTGGCACTATCGACCTGGTCGTCTGTCGCACCGTTCGGAAAGGTGCATAACTCATCTAAAAACTCGTCCACCCATGGGGCTATCGACGGATGCGGGAGCCAGATATTTCCTGCATCAAAAAGAGGAGAGACTGCCTCAAAACGAGCGACTTTACTCTCTTTAGGGATTATCGGGACTATCCTGGAAAGTTCCCTTTTAAGGACGTCGATAATCGCCGCGCCGTTTGCCTTTTCCTCTACCAGTATAGCACTATAATTAGGCCAGCGCCGCGCCAGATCCTTAGCCGCCTGGAGAGATTTTGTAAAACCCATCCTGTCGCGAACGCGATCCAGGAGGTAAAAATCTGACTTATCTGCTCCCCATACTGTCCCCACGACATAGTCAGAGTCCTTAGATTCTTTAAACGTGAAATCCCAGGAGTGACAGGTAGCTCTAAATTTTTCAGGTAAAGGGGCACCTGTCGGACCGCCGTAAAAATTAACTTTTGAGCGGTCGATAATATTTCCCTGCATGGCGCTAGGTCTCTGCTGATAAAGAGCATTCCAGAAACGAGCAGGCATTCCGGCCTGGACACCCTCCATAAAAGCCTCGTTAAATTCGGATGGCCATAAAGCCTCTCCGAAATCTCTAGGGTCCTCAGGGTTTGCTGTGGTGTCTTTTACTGCCTCAAACTGCACGACCTCCCATTTATCGGCTTTTGGGTTAGATTTTTGCTGCTCCAAAAGTCGCCCGGCCAGATCGTCCTCGTGCCATCGGGTCAGGATAATTAAAATAGATCCCCCCGCCTGGAGACGAGTTTTCGAGGTGGTGTTATACCAGTCCCAGACTGCCTCTCGATAAGTCGGAGAGTCTGCCTGTTTTGAATCTTTAAAAGGGTCGTCGATAATCAAATAGTCGCACCCCATACCAGTGATCCCCACGCCCACACCTGCGGATCGATAACCCCCACCTTTTTCTACGATTTCAAATTCAGAGGAGTTATTAATCCAGTTTCCTTTATTCGCAGCGCCTTTTTGATTATTTAGAAAACTATCGGGAAATAAGCGCCTATAGGGATCCTCTGCCATGATTCTTTTTATGTCCCTATTCATTTTAGCGGCGAGATCGTCGGAGTAACTGGTCCCGATAATTCGCCTTTGGGGATAATGTCCAAAAATAAAAGCAGGGGTCCGCCTGGACCCGAGCTCAGATTTTCCATGCCTAGGAGGCATAAAAACCATTAATCTCTTAATTTTTTTATGGACGAAATCGTCGAGTTTTTGACATAGAGCCCGGTGGTGCCAGTTTACTCGATACCCTGGCATAGTGTAGAGAGTGAAACCGAGGAGAGACTCCATGGCCTGACGCTGCAATAACTCCTCGGCGTGTTCAAAAGCTGTTATGAGGTGGGCTCTCTTATCCATTAAACTCCTTTAAAGCCTAACTCTTTTAGAATAACAGCGACTCCGACCTGGAGAGAGACGGCTTTCGGATCAAAAACATGATCGCGGACATACTTTCCGACAGGCTGGTAGTTTGAATAGCTCCAGATATAAGGACTATTCATCCTTTTACGGCGATATCCAAGGCCATTAAATCTCTCGCAAAAATTTAGAGTGTTTGCGATATCCCACTCACTTGGACGACGTTTAATCCCAAAAGCGTCCAAACAAGCCTCCTCAAACGAGGAAAATGGCCCTCGCCCTTTTGGTACTAATTTCGTTTTTCTATTCCATGGCTCTCCAGAATGAATAGATTTAGAGAGATCAAAACTCGCCTCCATTCCATGCAGAGCCGCGATAATACGCCAATCGATAGCCCTTCCTAGTTCTACGCGGAGAAACGCCTGGACTTTTAAATAGTGCTCTTTTTGAGATAAGGCCTTTTTTACATACCATGCAACATGGCTCCTTTTCTGGCGTCCCTGGACCTCAATCTCCAAGTTATTAAACTGACGGACCAATTTTTCCGCAAGTTCTGGCGGAGTGAAATCTGGGACTTTTCCCTCTCCTGGTTTTAAATCGGGTGTTTTAACTGGAGGTTTTCTCCTCTTTAAACATGGAAACATTTTAACTCTCCTCGAATAATTTTAACTGACCAGACAGCACGTCGCCCTCTGGTCTCTTTTTGGGTTTTTCTTTTAAAAGCATTTCCAAGGCCCACTCGACCCCCTCCTGGAAAGCGTCTTTTCTCCACTCGAAAGCGAAACGATGCTCGACACAATACTCCTCTCGCTTTAAGGGATAGTGTTCGTAAAAAGCGTCCTCTACCTGTTTTTGATCGATCATTTAACCAATCTCTCCTATATCTCTAATATAAAGTAGCTAAATAATAAAAAAACAGTGTGGAAATACTGGTCTGCGCCGATAACTACAAAAAAGTTATGCACGTCTCCCTTTTCCCATAGTTTTTTGGTTAATTTGCTCGTGAAATAATCGACTACAAAATGAGCAATCATATTAATCAGAGCAAACCGCCAGCCGAAAAATATAAAAAAACCTGCTCCATAAATGAAAACGTGAAAAGATAGGGCTTTAATGCTGTGACTTTTATTTTTGGCCATCCAGTCTGACTGGAGAACAAAATCCCCTAACCAGTGGAGAAATAAAATAAAAGATATTACTTTAAGAGTTACGATCATTTCCATTTCTTCCCTCTTTTAGATTCAAATTTTCAACCATTCCCAAAAACCCGGAAATCTGCTTAGTCGTGGTGTCACGCCAGCGCGGAGGGATGCCTAGTTTTTTACCAGCAGCATAACAGTCGGGTAGACCGTGGCGTTTAGCATAGATATCGAGCTGTTTATTTAAGCGGTTAATAACGTCCTCGGTGCGCTTTCGAGCGTCCCTGGATTTCTTTTTTGAAGTTTTCCGACGCGAAATAACGCCGTTTTTAATCGTTGTGGCCATTGTTTTTTCCTTTCGGTTTCTGTTTGGTTAAATGATATTTTTCGCAAACTGGACAGCGGTAGGGATATAACGGAACGCGGTTAATGTAAAATAAACGCTGCGCCTCCAGGGATGCCTCCAGCTCATTTTTAAACTGCTCTTTATTTTGACATTTCGCTATCGTCGTCCACTTCCTGCCCATTATCACCCTCCTGGTTGATTCTCATAGCTACCTGCTGATTAGGTGCGTACTTAATCGCGGCTTGTTTAATTTCCTTTTTATGGCAGATTTTATAAAAATCCTGCTCAGCTTTATTTTTACCTTTTTTATGGTAGCGAAATACTCGTTTAAAGACGACTGACCCTGTCGCCTCGACTCGTTTGGTTTTCTCGATATTCGCCTGCTTTTTCTTTTCTTTAGCTCTTTTACGACGCTTATCAGCTTTTCCCATTAGTAAACTCCTATAAAATTTAGAAACTCTGTCGCTAGCTGCTCGTAGGCCTCTACTCGAGACGTCTGTCCTGGGTTAATCCAGATAAATTCTCGATAGTCAGGACCCTTTAAAACGATTTTTACTTTATCGCTATAGATATGCTCGACGAACTCCATTTCTGGAGCGACTTTTTTTAACACTGTTTGGCATTTTTGGCGAGGTAGTTCGTTTTGGAGAGGCATTTAGTCTCGCTCCTTATACTCTAAACACGCATCGTA